CTATAGCTCATGTATTAGACGCAGCAGGAACAGGTGCAGTGGCGTGGGTGCTTTACTACAAGCCCCTTACAGCTTCTTCTACTATCACAGCAGCAGCTTAGTCATTAACTATCTAATCAGGGGTAGATATAAATTCGGCCCCTGAAATTTTTCACAAAATGGGCTAACAGGCCAATAGATAACTAATAAAGGATAAAATTATGTCAACAAAAGTAATAGACGTTGACCTTGACGCCCTAGATCGTGATGGAATTGCGCAAGCGCAAAACATTACTGCAAGTACAGCAATGACACTTAATGGTGCCTTGGGCACTTCTCTGGACTACGCTAGAATTATAGGCATATACTCGGGAGCTGATGTCTCTGGAGCTAATTTTACCATAGTCGGTACTAATTCGAATGGTGAATCTATCACCGAGTCCTCGATTGTTGGGCCAAATAACGCTACTGTAGTATCTACAAAAAAGTTTAAAACTATAGTGAGTGTGACCCCGGATGCCACAGTTGCACAAAATGTTGAGGTTGGTAACGTAGCTACCACACTATCAGCTGAATCATCTGTTCACCCTATAAACTTCAAATCAGATACGGCAGCAACATACTATGTTGATGTCACTGGTACGATTAATTACACGTTGCAAGAGTGTTTCATGAACCCTTTTAGCAACACTGTAGACAACTTAACTTGGGTATCGCTATCGGCGCTTACTGCTAAAACAGCCGACACAGTGGCAGCCGGAACAGCCAGAGCTACAGCCGTAAAGATACTTATCAATTCGTACTCTAGTGGTGCCGAATTGCAAGTACATATAAATTCTAACTAAAGAGGCAGCCTGTGGCCACATTTCTTGGTGCATACATTAAGAACACCTACACCTACGTACTACAGGTAGTAGGTGCTATAACAGGCACTGCGACAGCAGTATCTGATGGTGCAGGTACATCATCAGCCTTAAAGATTGCCACCGGCAGCGTTGAAGTTGATAACATTAAGTTTGACGGTAATGAGATATCGCCTATCAATACTAATGGTAATCTTAACCTGCAGGGCAACGGTACAGGTAACGTAACTGTCTCAGATGGTACCGATACTACTAAAATTATCTCATTTGAGGTTAGTGGTGCTACAACTGCAACAACATGCACTCTGACAAGCTCTCATACAGCTGCCAGAACTGTAACCTTGCCTGATGCATCAGACACGCTAACCGGCAAAGCTACGACCGATACTTTAACTAATAAGACTGTTAACTTAGCAAGTAACACGGTTACGGGTACTTTAGCTGAGTTCAACACTGCTGTGTCAGATGCTAATTTAGCATCACTGGCCGGTTCTGAAACGTTGACAAATAAGACCATAAACATGGCCAGCAATACGGTAACTGGCACGTTGGCCGAATTCAATACAGCAGTATCTGACGCTAACTTGGCCTCTTTAGCAGGCAGCGAGACTCTTACTAACAAGTCCGTTGACCTAGCTACTAATACCATTACAGGCACCTTAGCACAATTCAATACTGCTGTTTCTGATGCTAATCTTGCTTCTATTGCTGGAACAGAGACGCTAACAGGCAAGACTCTAACTACTCCAATAATCTCTAGTATACACCACTCTGGAGCAGCTGAGGCTATTGGGATAGATTCTACAGGTGCAGTTACAAAACCGTTAAATCCAGCCTTCTTAGCTTTTAATTCATCTACCGATGCCAATGTGACCGGTAATGGTACCTTAGCTACAGTTGATTTTGATACCGAAGTATTTGACCGTAATGCAGACTTTGCAACGGATACCTTCACTGCACCTAGTACAGGAATATATCAATTAAATACAAATGTTACGCTGTTACAGACCAGTACTGCTACACAGTGGACTTTATATATCGTAACGTCGAATAGGACATATTTAACAAATACTGTTACTACCGCTACAATTCTGTCTACCATTAATGTGCATTTATCAGTGTTAGCAGACATGGACGCAGCAGATACCGCTGTAGTTAAGGTTTTAGTCACTGGTATAGGTGCTGACACTGCCGATGTTCAAGGTGATGCAACAGATTTATACACCAGTTTTTCAGGCTTTTTAGCAGGATAATCAATGAGAGAATTAACTACCACAGAAAGGGCTGTTCTGGCCCACGTAGTCTTAGATCCTGATACTTGGTGGGATCATTGTCAGTCAGCAACTAATATAGCTGACCCAGAGCTTGCCTTATATGGAAAAGTAGTAAAGCATTATGTAAAGTATCTACAAGCGTCAAAAGATATAGACTATAAGACGAGGGTGGAACGTGGAGTATAAAGCCGGTACTAATAATCTAATCTGCGATATATGTGGCTTTAAAATAAAAGCCTCCGAAGCTCGCAAGACCTGGGACAATCTCATTGTATGCCCAAATGACTATGAGCCCAAACATCCACAACTGTTTCCACGGCCTAAGTTTAACGAAAGCCGAATACCGCCCTTGGTTCGACCAGAAGCTACTGATTCGTATGGTAATTATACTGACGACATTTCAGCACTAACCTGGGACCAATTATCTGTGTATTGGAACGAAGCTGCCACTTTATGGAATGTGGCTGGAACTGCTGGCGAGATATATTATTCTACAGCTGGGCATGGTGACGAGCTAACAACCGGCACTTCTGATGGTGGAGGCTTATAGTGGCAACTTCAGGCAGTACAAATTTTTCTCTAACGCGTAACACTTTAATTACACACGTACTTGAGCTGATGGGTCGACTTCAAGGTGGTGCCACAGCGGATTCTAATGATGTTACTTTCCTAAGTAACGCTCTTAATTTAATGGTAAAAGCGTGGGAAGCTCAAGGCATTCACTTGTGGACAAGACAAACCGCCACAGTATACCTTACCAATGCTACATCAAAGTATGCTCTTAATAGTTCTACTGGTGCTCATGGTAGTAATACCGTAGCAGAGACTACACTATCAGCCGCTGAAGCATCTGGACAAACTGTTTTAAGTGTTACGAGCAGCACTGGTATGACAGCTGCTGATCGAGTTCTCATACAATTAGATGACAATACACTACATTCAACCACTATAGTATCTGTCGATAGTGCTACTCAAATAACCATTACCTCCTCACTAGCTAGTGCTGCCGCAAGTGGTAATCAGGTCTATACGTACACTACCCGTCTCGGCAGACCACTGAGCATTCTTGGGGCCAGGCTAAAGAATAGTTCCAATATTGAAAGACCGCTTAACAAACTAAGCCATCAAGAGTACTTCGACATTACTAATAAGACTACTGCTAGTGAGCCTACTGGGTTCTACTACGACCCACATATCACTTCTGGTCAATTATACCTATGGCCTACACCGGACGACGTCAGCGACAGGTTGCACATTACATACCTAAGGCAGATAGAGGACTTTGATGCCTCTGGGGACGACCCCGATTTCCCCCAAGAATGGCTCGAATGTATGGCCTATAGCCTGGCCGCCCGTGTAGGCATTACTTTTGGTCTTCCTAGTGATATAAGACAAGAATTTATTTTGATAGCGAGCTCTATGTTAGAGAATATTTCATCCTGGGACAACGAGCCCGGTTCTTCTTACTTTATACCTGCGTAAGCTTATGCCTAAAATACCTTTAAATGGCGGATCATACCAAACTAGGGTTGGCAATCAAAATGCCCAACGCACTATAAATTGGTACCCTGTAGAAGATACTACTAATGGTAACGATTCATTAATTCTTATGCCCACTCCTGGTTATGGATCTGCTTTTGTTACACTTGGTGCCGGTACTAGCCCAATACGAGGGATGATAGCCGCAAGTACTGGCGGCGCAGAGGTATTGGCAGCTGTGTCTGGGGATAAATTTTATACTATTACTGCAGGTGGTACAGCTACCGAGCGTGGAACACTATCTAATAGCTCCGGCAGGGTCAAGATGTATCGCAACATGTCCAGTAAAATTATGATCTTAGATGGTGCCAAAGGGTGGTCTTACTCGCCGGATACCACTTTTGCTGAGATAACAGATGCTGACTTTATTGATGCTGCTACTCAAGGTGCTGCAATGGATGGTTACCTTTTTACAATATCACCAGGATCCGGGCAAGTTAACATATCCGATCTCGATAGTAGCACCTCTTGGAATGCTCTGCAATATAATACCGCCCTAACTGAACCAGACGACGGTGTTGCTCTTGCTTCTATATCTCCTTACTTATATGTTATTGGGCTTTGGTCAACTGAAATATGGTATAACTCTGGGGCGTTTGTTCCATTTGAAAAGAATCCAAGTGTATTTATCAACTGGGGATGCGCTGCAGCTAATTCCGTAGTAAATCTAGGTGACTCTTTAATGTGGCTTGGTCAGTCCAAGATAGGTGGACTAGATGTAATACAGTGCTCAGGATCACAAGTCCAATCTGTAAGTAACAGAGGCATATTACAAAAAATAAATAGCCTAACTACAAAAACAGATGCCTACGCAGTGGGCTACAATATGGATGGCCACACATTCTATAATCTGACCTTTCCAACAGAAAACATTACATATAGCTACGATGCGACAACGGGACTCTGGCACGAACGACAATCATTAGATACTACACAAAAAGAATGGTTAGCATTTGATTACACATACTTTAATGGAAATCACTATATTGGATCTTCTATAGCAGGAAAGATATATCAATTAAGTAATACTACATATCAAGAAGATGGAAGCGCTATAACACGTACACGCATATCACCTCCACTAACTGCAGCTGACAACAGTATAATTACACAATATAGACTAGAGATCGAATTTGAAGTCGGTGTTAGCTCCGGTAGTGCTGTAGAGGTAACATTAGAGGTATCCACTAATGGTGGTCAGACATACAATACGGCCCTAACACGTACAATATCTTCCGCCGCTGGAGACAACGTCCGAGTGGTTTGGAATAGGCTTGGGTCAGGTAGAAACATTACATACAAATTAACTACTACAGCAAATGCCCGTGTAGTAGTTCTAGGGGCACACTTAGAAGCATCGGCAGAGGTGTCATGAACACTAATTTACCACCTCCTGCTAATGTATCTCCGGAGGATCAGGCTTGGTACAATTTACTGTACAGCCGGGTAGGCAGCTCTTCACAAGTATTTACAGCCATAAAATCAGGGACACAGGTAGTTACACCTCGTGTACAGTCCTTAGAGCTAAACAATACTACAGCTATTGCCGCCACCATGGCGTCTTCTAAGAACCACCCCGGGTTGTTTTTAATAAAGCAACTAGATTCTGGTACTGCAGGGCATACAGTAACACTTTCTAATGGTACCTGGAACGGGACCAATACAGTAGCAACGTTAAATGCACAGAATGAGATTTTAGTAGTATATTTTGACTCTGCTGGTAATGGTTCAGTCATATTGAACAGCGGCGTAGTTCTGTCGTAGTATGCTGATTAGGGGAATAATAATGATTAAATTTTATCACTTTTTAATAGGTTACAACTATGTTTAGTGTAGGTTCTGCAATTAGTGGGGCGATTGGCTCAGCTTTAGGCGGTGGTGGTAAGGCAGGTGTTAGTGAAATTAGTGTTGGTGATATCAATGCCCCTAATATTTCTGGAGTAGTACCATTACAAAGAGCAGGTATACTTACTGGTGAGCGCATAGCTGCTGACACGGCAGATTCACAATTAGCAGCCCTTCAAGAAGCTCTTGAACACTCTCGTAGTTATCTAGTTCCTGGTGCTGAGGCTGGTTATCGTGCACTAGATTCTCTACAGGACATATTAGGAATTGCTAGACCTAGGATGGGATCTGTAGCTTCTCAGAAGCTTATAGCTGACACTGCAACAGCTAGAGATCTGGCTGAAAAACATCGTATAGCTCAAGAGACCGTAGAACAACTACGAGCTGAGGGAGCTGACAGAGATACAGCATCTGTAGAAGCAAAACAGCGATACCAGGTTGCTCTGAACGAACAACGTAATGCAGAATCAAATGCCCTAAGCTTTAGAAAAGATTTACCCCGCGGCGCTACCCAATTAATAGAAGATTATGAAACTGGTGCAATGCAGCGTCAGTTAGGCGATGTAACAGCTCCTGACAGTAAAGCAATCGCTGCTGACTTCTTGGCTTCTCCTGGCGTGCAAGCAGAACTTCAATTAGGCACTCAAGCCATAGATAGGGCTGCGTCTGCTCGTGGCACCTTAGGGTCTGGTACACGTCTTGCTGCCTTGACTGAATATGCACAAACTTTAGCTAGTACGAGATTTAATGATCGTGTAAATCAGCTTATGGCACTCTCTGGTCTTGGCCAACAAGCTGCCGCAGGCGCTTCTCAATTAGCATACAATACGGGTGCCAATAGGGCAACTGTTCTAGGTGAGCGTGGCACTAACTTAGGTAATGCCGCTGTTGCAATGGGAAACATGCAAGGACAAAACTTACTAAATCAAGCTGCCTTAGATTTATCAGTTGCTCAAGCTAATCAAACAAAGAACCTAGGAGTTGCACAAGCTAATCAAAATATGCAATATCTTTCAGGTGGCCTTAATTCTGGTGGTGGTATAATGGGTGGTATTACAAGTACCCTTGGATCTGCAATAGGGTCCCCAATAGGCAGTACTCTAAGAGGTGGCCTACAAGGTGTGGGTGGTTCTGTTGGTAACTCATTAAGTAACGTTTTAGGGAGATTTTTCTAATGCCTATAAATTTTGGTGCAGCGGGCCAAGCCCCAGACATTTCTAACCTTCTTGGGACTATACAAGGCGGCTCAGCTAACCTACAAAATACACTAGCACAGGGCCAAGCTAATTTTGCAAATGCAGCCCAGATCCGTAATGCGGAAGCTGCTAGACAAGCTCAGATGCAGTCTCAAGCAATTATTGATCAAAAGAACCAACTAGATCTTGAGAATATGCAGGTAATTGCTGGACAACAGTCTGCCCTTAGAGATGCTGCAAAAAGTAGCCCCCAAGACTATATGAAAGTTCTTAATAGCATAGATCCTCAGGCTGCCCTGTCATACCAAAAAGAAGGCTTGCAAGTTACTAGGGCTATCTTAGAAAATAAGCAATTAAAACAAAGTATAGATGCCGGCGACAAAGATGCTATAACTAAACAATATTTACTTAAGGCATCTCTTTTAGGTAAAGCAGCACTGGCAGCCGAAGCTGAGCCTACCCCAGAACTACAACAACAAGTATGGAAAGAGTCTATAGAAGTCTTAGGACTTAAGAAACTGTTTCCTGGTACTAGTGATACCTATAACCCTGCGCAGGGAAGAGCAGCTATAAAGATAAATGCTGATCTTGACAGGATGCTAGAAAATAGCCCAAAATTGCGCGATTCTCTTGGAATACCTGCTTCTAACAATGGTATACCAGATGGTATTAAAATCATAGAGTACATAAAGGTAGCCAAGGCCCGCGGCAAAGAGGAAGATGCAGCAGCTGCCCAAAAGTATATGAATAATCTAAATGTACAAATAAATAAAACTATACCTATCGGGTATAGGCCCTCTGTTGAAGGGGATCCCATGAGCCCATTGGTCCCTATTGACAAACATCCGGAGAACTTGATAGCTCCAGAAGAAGCAGCTAAAATTGAAATGTTTCGTATTGCAAAGATGCAAATGAATAACCTAGAAGATAGGCTATTTAATAAAGATGGTACTATAAATAGGAAAAATATACTAACTGCACAGGAATGGTCCCTCTTTGGAGTTGGTTCTGAATATGGGCTTCCCTGGACAGCAGGTAGAGAAATGGGTCACGCGTTTCAACTAGGGCTGCAAGCAAGTAACAGGGCGGAAACTGGGGCGGCTATTACGCCACAAGAAATACAAATTAAAAAGGCTACCATGTTTCCTTCCCCTGCCGATACTGACGCATCTATAAGGGAAAAGTATAAGGCATATAAATCATATATCCTAGGTGTTATGGCACGTACTAAAGACAAACTGTCCGAAGGTGCCAAGGCAGAATTAGAGAAAGACCTATTACCTAAAGCTAAATCAGCAGAAGATCTCAGAAAGGAATTGGGGCTATAAGTTATGGTAAATCAAGCAACATTTGATGAAGCGGTAAAGCGCGGCGTAATATCTCCTGAAGAGATAAAGACTGTACTATCTAAGAATCCTAATCTGGTTCACCTAGAAGGTACAGCCGATACTTCTCAGGAAGAAAGCCCAATTGTAAAAGGCATTAATACTGTTTACGGATTTACTGAAGGCATGGCTTCAGAACTGCGGTCAGTTATGGTAGGTATGGCTCAAATGGGGGCTAAGCTAGTTCCCGATTCTTTAGGTGGAAAAGCACTTGACTCTTTTTTACACAAAGCTGAGGGAGCTAGTAGAAACATGCTTTCTAAAGCAGAAAAGCAATCCCCCATAGCAACAGGACTAGGCCAAGTAGCCGGTATAGTGGCCTCTGGTCTAGCTCCTATAGGTGCAGCCAGTGCTGCTACTAAAGCATCGGGACTTATAAAGGGAGAGGGTCTTGTTTCTGGTGCTCTCAGAGGAGCTGCATCTGGAACTACAGCAGGAGCATTAGGCGGGCTAGCCTCTTACACACCTGAAGGTGGATCTAAACTAGAACAGGCAGGATTTGGCGCTGCACTGGGCGGTGCACTAGGGGGAACACTTGGAGGCATAGGAAGTGCTGTGTCGGGAGTTAAAAAAGCTCTAGCAGGTCCTGGATTAGATGACTTATTGTCTCAAATAGACCCAAATGATATTAATAAAGTAAAGAGATCTGTAGAAAGGGCACAAGAAGCCGGAGTAGTTATAACTCCAGGCCAGGCGTCTGGAAATATGGCCCTTGTTCGTGATGAGGCTCGTATACCACTAAACACGGAATCTCGTAAGAAGCTATACTCAGCTCTAACAACCAGTAGTGCCAATTTGAAAAAAGGCTTCTCAGACGTTCTAGATAAGATAGTACCTGAAGGAGAGGATGCACTTACCAAGATTAAATCAACTGCTTATAGTGATGCACTTCCAACAGACATACCTAAAGATCAGGCAGCTAAACTTCTTAAAAACCAGCACATAAAGGATGCTATTGGCCCTGCCGGAAATAGAAAGCTCTCTCCAAGCACAGCTGACACCATTAAACAATTTCCTAACCATACCCAAGTTGGGTTCTTTCATTCCCTAAAGCAGTATCTTTATAATAAAGCAGATAGTGTAGGTGCAGACAGGTTAGCGGCTTCTGATGCCCGTATTTTAAAGCTCGCTGCACAAGAGATAGATACTACACTCAAGAAGGTGCCCGCGTATCAAGTCGCCTCTGACGCGGCCAATAGACTGCACCAGCGGGAGTCCCTCATGGCTAAATTAAACAGCCTAGAAGTTAAACCAGGGCAAAGCTCTCCAACACTAGAACAGTTTTATGTAGCGTTTGCTAAATCTCCGGAACAACGTGCAGAACTTCTAAAGCCACTTTCAAAGGATGCCAGAAAGAGTGCTGTAAAGCTTATCCACGTCCTACAGGACACAGTAAATTCCCCTTTGATGTCAGCAGTTCTTAAAGCTCCTATCGAAAGGAAAGCTAGTGTTGGCGGAACAGCCACTTATAATGCACTTAAGAGCATGCAAGCGTTCTTCCAAGGCAAAGAGAATGGTAAGATGGTCGACATAATAATATCTGGTAAATATGTAGACAAGATAGATGAAATTTCTAAGATCAAGAATACCAAAACGCGCATGGGGGCTCTAGTTCACTTTTTAAGTCAAGTAGGTGGTGTGCAATCTGGATCATTACTTGGTACTGGAAGCGTAGAAGAATAATTTTTAAGGGGATAAGGAACTTGTATTATGGATCCAATTTTAACGGGGATAGTGGGGACTATAGTAGGCTTGTGGCTGAGCGGCTTAGAGGTAAGACTAAACAGGATGTCACAAGAATTGCCCAGACGGGCGGACAAAAAAGAGGTGCAACAATTGATAGCGGAATTACAAAAGAAAGCGGATAAGGACGAAGTTCACAAACTTATAGACTTGAAGCAAGAGGTCATTAAGGAAGTGTTACGAGAACTTAAAGAAGACGTCAAAGAGATCAGAAATGCGGTATGTCCAATCTCTAGGCAGTGACTATTTAGAATAATAATCAGCACTATCAAAAATAGCTCTATCCATTCTCCTGCGGTTTACTAAACCCTGATTAACTTCCTTTTTCTTTGTTACTGGATTAGTAATCTTGTTCCACACATCGAACTGCTTACCAGCTTCGGTAGATTGCCCTCTGTTTAAAAGCTTTAGCAGTGTACTAGTCGAGAACTGCGTCGTTCCTATATTAAGCACCAGGGACACTAAGGCATCAAACTGACTCTGGGACAGAACAACCTTTACCAGAGAAACTACCGCACTTACAGCCCACTCAGTGTCAAATTTAAGCAACTCTTCAGCCTGATGCTCTGTTATTGTCATATCTTTAGTAACACCTTCAGTATGACCATAACCAATAGTCCACACCTTCTTGATGTCTTGGTAGGCAACTAGAGCGGGTCTACCACCTGGTAATCCTTCTTTTCTCTTAAGATAATTAAGACCTTCTTGTGACAAGTTCATACCTTAACCTCTTCCAGACCTCTTTCTTGCACAGCTTCCACTATCTCGCTGATTAAGTCAACTAAATCTAAGTTACCTACATCTACCTCACAGATGAACCGGCCCCTATCATCATAAATATTAGCCAGAACAGAAATATCTTCATAATTTTCAAAGTAAACACGCACACCAACCGAACTTAATAGTGCAAAGGCCTCTAGTATATTCATTTTATACTCTCCCAGCTCTGCAACTTACGGTTGATAATCCTCAACAGACCAATAAAGTAATACCTAGTAGTATCGTCAGACGAACCGTCAAGGATTCCTCGATAGTTGCTCATTGCGTCTTCTATATCCGCCATTAGAGCCTTTCTAGGAGCATTCCAGGGGTTTATAGGCTGCACTGGGATGAGTGCACCTGGTGTCAATCTAGGCCTGTCTAGCTCTGCCATTGCTTCTTCGAGATTCATATAGTCCACTCCCAAAACTTTAACTTACTTACAGTAATGCAGCGCCTGACAAATAAAGATCTTTCTCCAATTTCTGCTAAATATTTATGGATACTAGAGCTAAACTGATGTACAAGCTTCTTCCTATATACCACGTTGATTTGTATATGAAACTGCGGGTCAAACATACTCATTTCTTGATATTCCACTAATTCTAGTTCATCAGATACTATATGCTTCATACCAGATATCCCATAGTGAATATTATCTCCATATAAAAGGCCCATATTAAGATACTTCTATAAAAAGATTACCATTTAGGACGAAAAGATAAATGTCCAATTCTTCAAGATATTCAGTAAGTTCACTAATAAGATCTTTTACTTTCATAATATAATTACCCCACATACAGACAAGTTGCTAGATCATTATTTTCAATCCTTACAAAATATGTACCTTGTATAGGGGCGGTGAAGCGGCCGTTTTGTGTGTTAATCGAGTCCCCCTTTTGTAAAACAATATAAAACTGGGCACTGAAGTCTACCACTTTTGCTCTCTTGTGCAATCCTACTATACGTCCCGACAAGTTATAAGCTACCATAATTATTCGCCTCTAATTGTGGATATGTTAACATTCTCAAGAAATACCTCAATTTCATCGAAACTATATCCAATATCATCTAAGGCACTCCACAGCCCGTCATATAACAAATCTGTTATACACAGACGTGATATTACAGATTCTATGTCAGTTCCCTCTTCAATTTCCTCTGCTGTAAGATCTGCAAGAACCGGCCAATCTGCTTCAGGACTAATGTCTATATCAACAATATACTTCATATCTTAATTACCTCCTAACTATTCCTGTAAGCGGATAGAAAATAAATCTTATGTCGTATTTTTTCTAACTTTTGACGAAGCTCCGCTGGTATACCTGAGTCATCTAGTACATCTACCATATCTAGGCTGAGTCTTTCAATAGTAAGCAGCCTGGTATCCAAAGATACCACTGAATCCGTTAAATTATCTATTGCTGCTGATATACCATGCGGTGTTCTGCTCATTTCAATTACCTCTATAAGTCATAAACGGATTGATTACAAAGCACTCACCAATTTGTTCACCAGCAAGCGACTCACCTATTTCGCCTAGTTTATGGCCTAAACGAATCCTCACACATTTAGTGTCTAAGTACTTATATATTAAGTAAAATTCGAAGTAAAGTATCTTAGTCTCGTCATCATTTCGAATGATACTAAGTCGCACTCCGGGATTATCATTGTTGCCCACCTTGCCCTCTGTGAACCATTTGTAGTCTGTTCTAATGTAGTCCTGCGCAGGGTATCTAATGCCCATGATGTATACAGAAAACCAGTTTAGAGGATTGCGCTGTAACCAAAGCCAGCGCGCCTTGAAGCCAGTATAGTCTGGATAGTCTATCTTCCATTGATAATACCCGTTGAGGCCGTCCCCTTCTGGATCGGAGTTGTCCCACCAACGGGCCCATGCAGGCAACTGGTTAGCCTCCCTAGGAGTAAACAAGAGTGCTAACGCTGTAACAAATGGGTTGAGCACCAGCAGCGGAATCGACACTAGCTCTAGCAATAAAAATTTAATTAAGAACATACACTCACTCCAAAAATAAAACATCTCATAAAACTTCATCCTTTAGTGAAATAAGATAAGAGGACCTGACTTGATCAAATTCCAATCCTGGCAGGTTAGACACATCGTGTTCTGTTAGGTAATACCTCATGACAGATTTGCTATATGCGGATATTCTCAGCACAGGTATATTGTTAAGTACCAGGTTCAGATCTCCATCTAAGTCGGCTGTCAAGCTTGCAACTATAAGGTCGCTTTCATCTATTACAAACTTCATGGCTATCCCCTAGGCCTCTACCTTAATATTATTACCATCAAACTGTAGCCCCTTAACTTCTTCTTTATCCAGTATTCCTAAATGGGCCAATTCGAGGACACCCTTTCGTGGGTCTACGTATGCTATAAGTGTTTCGTTAGCTAAAATCATCAAGTCTCCTTCCATAGTAAGTTCTAGGCTCCAGTGCACCTCTACAGGGGCGGTATATATTTTTTGAGTAATATTCATACTAATTTACCTTTGAGTCTAGTAGTATTATAGCATCTTTCATCACTACAAAATCTTTTATCTCATACTCATCATAAAATATAGGACAGTTTTGCCTATAGTCAAGTCTGAGTGTCTCTAGAATATTCTGAAGCACAACAGGTCTAGGGCCTATGGACGGTATTTCTGTATCTGTAAATACTATTTTGTCTGGGAACATGTTTATAGAATATACCGGAGCTGAGTCATCAAAGTATACCTTAAGATATTTACTATGTTTACACTTTAGATCTATTTCCTTTATGAAGTCTTTGAGATTCATAGTACATCCCCTCTAATAAAGGAATTCCCCAATTCAGGGAACAAGGAATTTAACTTGTCTAGCTCTGATTGTGTATACAATTTGTCTGTATCTATATTGATGGCAGATGTAATAATCCATGTGCCATTGGGCTTGTCTAGGCTCAATATTTCTATATTTGGTAAGTAGGATCTATCGGTAATGTACGTATCTAGTGTCATTAGGCCTATCATGCGCTGACGGGCGTCACACCGAGCTGAATTGTATATATTGTCTATTTCGTCTTGAGAGAGGCTACTGTAACGGGGGTCTACTGTGTTCATGGTCGCTTAGCTCCTATGGTCCAGTTATTACGAGTATAGTTCCTGCTACCCAAGCTGTCAATGATTATCTGTATTATCTTTATTGTCTAAATAATCTTCGTTTATCATCTTTAAAAACTTTCGTGTACCATCTTCTTTTATTGATTTTATTACACAGCCTTCTCTAACAGGCTCTGTGGGACAAAATACACTAGGTCCTTTGGCTTCTTTATTAACTATATCAATGCTGTAGGTACCTTCATACAAAACTGGGACTGATAATAGTCCGTTCGTATCACAATATGCTTGCACAGCGAGAGGAGGAAGCCACGATACTGCACCAGATGTACATATCATACAAATATCAAAGACTACAAACTGTGTCTCTTTAAGGCCGTAGTCGTACCCCTTTTGAATACCGGGCCCAATTATTTCACCATAGAGTATACAATCTTGTTCAACTTTAGTGGCTATATTGTTTCTTTTGAAACACTCACCATAGATATCTTTGCCGTAGTAGCCCTCATAGCCTTTATTAGTCAGGTCTACGTTGTTGGAGCCGTACCTAATTTCGTATTTAGGAGTAAGCCCAAGCAGATGTTTCAACTTTTCCCACAAAGTGACTGGGACGTAAGGGAGATTACCAATTCGTGCGTTAGTGCCGTGCAACTTTTCTTGAATCACCACTTGCTCCCCTTCTTTAAACAAGTCGGGAAACCATTTGAAGTTGTCTAGGCCGCCGTATCTATGAAAGTGTGGGCTAGGAGAGCGAAGCTTGGACAGTTTAGAGCTAGGCTGACTGGCACCAACAAAAGGTGGCTCGTATTTAACAATTCCTAGTACTTTAGATAAATCAGTCTCTAGATCGAGGCATCGTACTGGATGCTCCAACAATAAATCTACTTCGCTTGGGCTGATTATCATACCCTGACTGGCCAGCCCTCTAATCCTAATCTGTCTCACTCTGTGCTTAGTCAGCTTTATCTTTGAATCTGAAGGAAATAACTTATCTTCTAAACTTTGAGGAAGTATGGAGTCAATAGGGACATATACAACTAGGTCCCCTACATTATACTGATCTTTGCCAATAATTACTTGAAAGCCATATACAGTGGCCACAGAAAGCCGGTCAGCATTGCTGTGGGGCTGGATATCAACTATAGTCGTTAAAGGTACTTTGTAGTCACTCATATACGTATCCTATCAAAAGCAGTGTCAAAGTAGGCATGATTATCTACAATAAATTTAAGGGTTTTTAAGTCTACTAATTGCATACACACTACTTGCACAAGTAAGCCAGATTCATCTACATAATAAGTAAGTCCACCTGACTCATCTCTTTTGGCATACAAAAATCCCCAAGGAAATTCAGCTAATTGCTTTAACGTAGAAGTAGTATACATACTATCCCCCAAACTTACCGGAAATAAATTGATTCAAGCATTCACGTGGATTAAAAAAGTCTAGGTGGTCGTCTACATATACTAATGGCTTGGGCATGCACAGGTAAACACTACTCGAAATACCAAGTGCTTCTACTACAGACTCAGCCCACTTTGCCCCCTGCCTAGACCATACTATTATTACATGACCATTAGCATAGCTAGATTTTAACATCTTCACATGCACTGTGTGAACTCTTAAAGGTATTAAATCCCCTAGGTAAGGAATTTTTATCTCAGGGCAGTCAATACGACTCAAGTCCCACAGTACTAGAGTGTTGTCTACATCGTAGAATATTACAGAAGGTACGTCTAATACATTAGACATCTTCAGTTACCCCTTTATTATTCATAGTCTTTTCTAGTCGAGCTAGGGCTAGTTCATTCACAGGCCCTCTATTATCCACTAAAGTACCACAATATATAGCATCTATGAGAACTGCTATAGTAGCCCCTGCGTGACCTAAGTGCATCATGTTAGAGTCACTGGCTACATCTTGGCCCTCTAAAAATAAATCTATGTGCCTCTTTAGAGCACTTACATAGGTCAATAACTCTACTTTTGATAATCTCCAATTGTATCGTCCATATTTGACAGCGCCTGTATTAATTGCTCTGGCAACCTCTGCAATAAAGCTCGGGGGAAGATTAGTATAGTCTAGCTTCAACGCCCCTGCTACTTTCTTTGGGTCTATACCCCCCACTGCCCAATCCAGATCATCTTTTATATCGCTCATACATAAACCTTCTCTACATAGTTCTCTACGCTGTTTATCTTGTCCTTAAGAGATCGTAGCTGATAATTAAGTGTATCCATTACTGCATCTTTAGCATCTGGGGACAAGTTACCATAACGAACAATATTTGCCCGTAGTATCTCATAAAACACTATCTCTTCCTTAAGTACTGATAGATCAGCCATTTTAAGATCTCCAATATTGCCTATATATTTCGATTCCTACTATGTCAGGATGGTCTCCTGCAAAGTCGCTCAGCAGCTCATCCTTCAAATGAGGCCACTTGGCTATGGCCTTCTTAATGCCTCTATAGACTATGTACCAAGTTAGTTCCGCCCATTTATTATAAATTCTAGAACAAATCCACCAATAATGCACCCGATTACGCCCATAAAAAGAACCGAAAGGAGGAAAAATATACTCATATCGAATAGTCCCATACTTTTCTTTCCAGCTTAAATTACAAAGACTACGCCTCTTTGTGTAGTCCATTATAAATAGGCCTGCTGTGTGCAACCCTTCGAAGTCAAATCCATCTCCCCAAGTGTGCATAATGTAGTACTCCTTAATTACAGAATATAGAATAGTAATTTAACACTATAATGTACTAAGCAAAACAATGATATTACTATAGATATAGCTTTCAGTGTTATACATAAGTCCTTCATTTTCTACCCTTGTCCTTATCTGGAACCAGTATATGGTTACATGATTTACATAAATACTTTTGAAAGCCTGTGGTATAGTATAGTCCATACTTAACTACATGGGTGCTGCCGCATTCATCACACTTAGGGTGTATTAGTTTAACGTTGCGACATTTCAATGCCCGAGTACGTGCCGTAGGTACTACGTAAGGCTCTAGCCACTCATATACTTGTTCCAGTACAACAACATCTTGTTTATTGTATTTAATCATTTTAGCTAATGCCCCGGGGACGTTGTTCTCTACGTCTATCCAATCCTGCATCTCCATAGGAGATTTTCTAGCTACTCCTATATGAGCTGCAATGGCATCTAGTCGATTAGACTTAAATCGAAACATTCGCCGGTAGTCAGAAAGCGTATCTATACACGGAGTCTCGCACCAGCTGTCAGCTAGACCACGTATGGCAATGGCACCACGTAACTCTTTGATATCAAAATTAGCACCATTGTGGGCTACTATAGCATCTGCGCCCCGCGCCACTTTGTTAAATTCTTTTAACATCTGAGTATCGTCATGATTAGATTCTTTCCAGTGTAAGGCATCTACGCCCTTACCTTTGAACCACTTCCATGAAATGCTTATGATCTTAGAATGTTCTTTAATTTGTTTGTGGGATATAGATACCTTATTACCAATGTAGTGTGTGTACACGGTCATTAAGCTAGTCTCTATATCTGCAATAAGTATGTCAGCCATGATTATTTATCTCACCTCATCTAATAACGTTTGCACATTGGCACTGCAAAACCACCTAAAGCCCTCAGACTCAGCCCATTCTGCATGTGAGCGCCGTGTGCCGTCTTTACGTTTCTGTGCGCCGGGCATGGCCTGATGAGGATTCATAAAATATAATACTAATTCTTCATTTTTCTTTAAAGTGCTCCTAGAGTAGATCAGCTTCATATACTCGGCCTTGTCCATGAATCGCCCCTTAAGTTCTACATAAATCTTTTTCTTCTTAAAACTTTTAGGACTAGTACCGTCCGGGTGATATTTCTTTGGTTTAGACTCTGGAATAATATACATCAGAACATCTGTATGTTGCTGCCATGTCTCAAATGGTCCACCTGGTCTGAACTGTTCATCCTCCCATTCAGAGGATCTGCTATATATTTTTGCTTTATTAGGTCGTCGATTTCCCATATTAAACAGTTATCCTTGTCTCGTCAAAATAGCCGTCTGTCTCTCTTAGTATCCATAGTAGTTGTGCATTAAGTAGTAGTCTCTCTGACTGTCCTTTATCTTCATAGCGCTTCTTAACTGCTCCCCACATGCTGGGGATGTCAGACATATCTTTTAAAAGGTCGTATGCTGCTACAGGACCATCCCCCTTTATCCCAACAATATTATCTGCCTGATCCCCTAAGATCATCTGTGCTGCGAACCACTTAAACCCTGTACCTGTCAAAATCTTTTTACCAGCCTTATCTTTGTACAGCTCTAGTGATCCTTCTTTTGTGGCTACCACTTTCTTTTTATGGTGAGCTAAATAGTGCTTACCCGGAAGCTGTAGTAGATCTTTGTCTATACTTACAGTTACTTTACGATTGTTCTTAGGGACCTGGCACAGCTCTATTCCTATTGCATCATCTGCCTCCATGCCCACAACTACATCAGCACCCCACCCTGTAACCAAATAATCTCTGGCTGACATGTAGTGGAACGGTTTAACTAAATCTTTCCTATTTTGTTTGTACGTATTGTCCAGCTTGTAGCGAAAATTGTTATCTATACTTATATCTGTCAAATATATCTTATAATCAGTTCTATTAAGTAATTGTAGCCACCCCTTTATACTTGTGTCTATAACTGAATAGAGGATGCTTTCATCTAAATGAAAGTGCATCTTCCGCAACAGGTCCGGGCTGATGTCTTTGTTAAACGCTTTAAGATCTGTCTTAGTCTTAAAGGTAAGGACTTCACCTGTCTCTTCAAAGTCTAGCTCGTACCACGTCTTTTCACAAACAAAAGAACTGGTGTATACCAGAACGTCGCCATCAATCAGTAACATGGGCTTTGTACTTCAAATAATCCAGCTGTTTGCAAATATCTGCAAGCTGGTAGGTAAACTGACTTACATAATAGTCTAAGCTTACTGACGCTTCTGCATCAGGCGACAAAGAAGCTCGGTCTATATTGTCCCAATGATTTAAGTAAAACACTGCACTTTTAATTATATCATTAAGCTCTTCTTGGACTTCAGCTAATGTTTCTCTATCTGTTGCCATGCTTATCTCCTGAATAAAGGGCCGATTCTGTTTAACCAGACGGCCATAACTGGTTTACAGGCTAAAGGCCTCTCAAGTAGGCCTTCGACTGCCCTATCTACACATGGTAGAAGGAACTCGGGACTACTGTTTGTACTCATCCCTAGAAGTACAGTAGTCATAAACTCCATCCGGGACATTGCATCCTCGGGCGCCTCCTTTCAAGTAGATAATTGGATCACCTCCTCGTCGAACTTTCAAGTTGCTAAAACGCCACTTCTTCTTCAGTGGATCCATCTAAAGGCTGATTAGACAATAAGGCCGCTTTCTCAGCAGCTATGCGCTCAGATACTCCCATGCTCTCTACGTACGCGTGCAGGCTCACTACATCTCTAGCGGCAGCTTCTAAGTCAGCTATTGTGGTCTTA